AAGCAGGCAAAGGTGGCCGCGGAGGTTCCCCGTGGAGCCTCCGTATGACCGACACCCTGAATTCCGTGTCCCGGGTCGAGCGCGTGTGTCCAGACATCGATCTCTCGACCTTGAGGGTATCGGGGCTGAAGATGCGGATGCGCTTCGAAATCGACGGGGAGCGACGCGACGTCACGGTCGCGATCAAGGTGCCCAACACAGTCTTCTTTCGCGACCATCTGCTCGAGGCCCGGATTTTCGAGCACCTTCGGCTCAACGGATTTCTGATGGATGACGACCCTGCTCGCCTCGCTGCTGCAGCAGATTGATCTGCATCCCATCCGCGCGCTGCCCGCCGCAGCGTGCGTAGGGTGGGAGCCGCTTCGAGATCACCTCCGCCAAGTGGGCATCCTGGCCTGGCGTCCACCGCTGGACGAGGCGGACGCAGCGGATGTCGAGTTTGTCGATGGCGAGCCCTACCTCACCGTCGTCCAAGATGATCTGCATGCGCGTTCGCTCGACATCGACTTTCGCGCGACGGCGGTCGCAATCCGCCGGGACAGCGGGATCACGGGTCCGCCTTTGGAACTGCTGGACGCACGGGTTGTGCGCATCGGTGCCGTCCCGGCCAAACCGTACCCGTGCGGCGTCTACCTGGTACGACTCCTGTCCGACCGGAATGCGCTGGACACCTTGTCGGCCATCAAGGCACGCCATGGTGCGGGTCGCGTGATCATCATGACACCGACATTGCGCTTCCTCAGTCCCGAGACGCTTCGTTTGATTCAGCCACTCGGCGTCACCATCAGCCCCGTCGCCGAGCGCATAGCTGGCGCCCTGCCCGCGCCTTTCCGAATGCTGCTCGACGATCTTGTCAGCGGACAGGATGCGGCTCCGCGCGAGGATGCTCTGCAGATCGACGAGATTCGCTCGGTTGCGGCCTTTCGGGGCAGCGAGCTTTCGCTGACCCCCCGTGAATTCCACGCCCTGCGAGAACTCGCCGGTGCGGCTGCCGACCGCGATCCCATCGTTTCGAGGGGTGCGATCCTGGATGTTCTCGCTAGATACTCGACCCATGGCGAGGAGCCGAGAGACGAGCAGGTGACACTGGTCATCTCGGCCATCAAGAAGGCCATTGCGGCAGCAGCGTCACCGGAAGAGAAAGCCTCGGACGCGCTCATCCGGACCGTTCGCGGTGTAGGGTACGAGCTTCGGCTGCCGGCTGACCGCATCTGGTTTCGACGCTCGGACGCACGAGCAGAATAGCTTCCGCATAGGTTCGGATAGCTTCCACACAGGTTGAATCCCCCCCGCGAACGGCACGGTCCGCCCATCAACTCGATGGAAAGGACCACCGATGGCTTCCCGCCCCAATCTCCCCGACCTCGCTCCGGCCCACCATCTCGCCGGCGTTGCAGCCTCGGCCCTGTGCCGCAGCCTCGGCCTGCCGCCTGAGGATCGCGAAGACTTCCGCCAGGATCTTCTTGTCGATCTTCTGACCCGTCTTCCTGCCTACGACCCCGCGAAGGGCGAGTTCGGCGCCTTCGCCCGGGTCTGCATCCGGAATGCTGCCGCTCTGATCGCGGGCAAAGTCCGTCGCCAGCGTGAGGCCCGCCATCCGCGCTCCCTCGATGATGTTGTCCCCAACACCGAAGGCCTGACGCTGGGCGACACGATCGCAGAGGCCGATGGATACGGCGCGTGGTGCGGCCAGTCCACCGACGCCATCGCCGCACTGGAGCGCCGCCTCGATCTGGAGCGCGCGGCTGGTGCGATCGCCCCCGAGGATTACCCGCTCTGCGCCGCGCTCAGCGAGCACACGCCGCACGAGTTCGGCGAGCAGAAGACCATGCCGCGCATGCGCATCTATCGCCGGATCCGGGAAATCCGCCTGCGGCTGCTCGCCGCCGGCATCCCCTCCGCCGCCTGATACGGATTTGGAGGTGGATGAGTAATGGCTGTCATGGACACCAACATCACCGACATCCGCGCAGTGGTGCCGCCTCTCACCGAGGCTTCCCTCTGCACCTGGCTCGGCGCCGCGGCCCCCGGCGACAGCATCACCTACCACCGTGGCGCGCTCGCCCGGCAGGTCTGCCCACAGTTGCAGTGCCTCCCCGAGCAGGAGCGCACCGCGCTGCAGCGCCTGGCGACCCGTGCGTGGAAGCTCGCCGAACTCGGCCTCGCCGATATCGTGCAGCGCCGCCATGGCTACGAGGACTACGCCTACATCCTCGTCGCCCGCCGCCGCCCGCGCCGCAGCGCCTCCGCCATCCTGCCGATGCTGCTCGCGGAGGCCGCGTGATGGACGCGCTGCTCACCAATCGCCCCACCCTCGACGCGCTGCGCCACATGCCGGTGAGCGACGTCATCGCGCTGCCGGCCGAGCATCTGGCGCTGCTGCAGACCGATGCGCGCGAGGCGCTGGACGCCGCCAAGCGCATGCAGGACTGGATCGAGGCGGCGATCGCGCTCCGCTACGAGCAGCGTGCCATCGGCGCCCGTGCCGCTGCTGGCAAGGACACCGGCACCGTTCGCTTCCAGGACGGCGCCGTGGAGATCGCGGTCGATCTGCCGAAGAAGGTGGATTGGGATCAGGCGCGGCTTGCCGCGCTGTCCGAGCAGATCCGCGCTGGCGGCGAGGATCCCGGCCAGTACGTCGAGGTCAGCTTCAAGGTCTCGGAGCGGGCCTATACCGCCTGGCCTGATCGCATCCGCCAGGCCTTCGAGCCGGCACGCACGGTCCGCACCGGCCGCGCCACCTATCGCCTCGCCATCATGTCCGAGACGGCGCTGCGCGACAGCCCGCATGGCGCCGGCGTCATCCCGCTGCGGGGAGGCCGCTGATGGCGCTGCGCATCATCACCGCCGACGAGCGGCAGGCTGAGGCGCGCGGCATCAAGGCCGTGATCTTCGGCAAGAGCGGCATCGGCAAGACCTACCTCCTCCTTACGCTCGATGAGGGCACCACGCTCTTCATCGATCTGGAGGCTGGCGATCTCGCCGTGCAGCACTGGCGTGGCGCATCCATCCGTCCGCGCACCTGGGAGGAATGCCGCGACCTCGCGCTGTTCCTGGCCGGCCCCAACCCCGCGTTACGCGACGACCAACCCTATTCCGCCGCGCAGTATGCGCGCGTCCTGCAGGCCTATGGCGATCCGGCGCGCATGGACGGCTTCGCCACGATCTTCGTGGACAGCATCACGGTCGCCGGCCGGCTCTGCTTCCAGTGGTGCCGCGGCCAGCCGGAGGCGCATTCCGAGAAGACCGGCAAGCCTGATATCCGCGGCGCCTACGGCCTGCATGGCCGCGAGATGATCGCCTGGCTCACGCATCTGCAGCATGCGCGCGGGCGCAATGTGATCTTCGTCGGAATCCTCGACGAGAAGCTCGACGACTTCAATCGCCGCGTCTTCGTGCCGCAGATCGACGGCAGCAAGACCGGCCTCGAGCTGCCCGGCATCGTCGATCAGGTCATGACGCTGGCCGAGATCAAGCCGGACGTTGCACCCGGACAACCTGCGGTCGCGTCCTTCCGTGGCCTGGTCTGCCAGACGCTGAACCCTTGGGGATATCCCGCGAAGGATCGCAGCGGCCGGCTCGACATGCTGGAGCCGCCGCATCTCGGGCAGCTCTTCCAGAAAATCCGCAGCCCATCGCCGCCGATCGACGCGCACGGCGCGCCGTCGATCGCGCTGCCCGCCCCCACCCCCAACACCTGATCGGAGCAGAAGCACCATGGCTGCCTGGAACGACTACAACGACGCCCAGTCCAACCCGAACCTGATCCCCAAGGGGACGCTCGCGAAGGTCCGCCTCACCATCCGCCCCGGTGGCTTCGACGATCCGAGCCAGGGCTGGACCGGCGGCTACGCGACGCGCGGCAGCACCGGCGCCGTCTATCTCAATGGCGAGTTCACCGTGCTGGAGGGACCCTACGCTAAGCGCAAGATTTTCACGCTGATCGGCCTCCACAGCCCGAAGGGGCCGGAATGGGCGGGGATGGGCCGCAGCTTCCTGCGCGGAATGCTGAACTCCGCGCGCGGCATTTCCGACAAGGATGTCTCGCCCCAGGCGCAGGCGGCGCGCCGCATCGGCGGCTTCGCGGATCTCGATGGCCTCGAGTTCGTGGCGAAGATCGAGCACGGCACCGATGCCGGCGGCGAGACCAAGAACGAAATCCGCATGGCGGTGACGCCGGACCATCGCGATTACGCGCAGGCGATGGGACGCATTGCTGCGCCGGCCGGATACGCACCACCGGCCTATGCCCCGCCGGCACAGGGCTACGCCCCGCCCGCGCACACGGCGTCGCCCGCCGCGCCGGCCATGCACCAGGGCGCCTTCCCGGCCTCGGCACAGCAGCCCGCGGCCGGTTCGGATCCGCGTCCCACCTGGGCGCGCTGAGGAGGGCCGCACCAGCATGATGCTCCGCCCCCGCCAGAAGCTCTTCGTCGAGCGCAGCCTCCGTGCACTCGGCGAGCACGGCAACACCCTCGGCGTCGCCCCGACCGGCGCCGGCAAGACGATCATGCTGTCGGCCGCGGTGGGCGAGCATATCGGCGGCAGCGCCGCCAAGGCCGCGGTCCTCGCGCATCGGGATGAGCTGACGGCGCAGAACCTGGCGAAGTTCCGCCGCGTGAATCCTGGCGTCACCACCTCGGTGGTGGATGCCAGCCAGAAATCCTGGGGCGGCCAGGTCGCCTTCGCCATGGTGCCGACCCTGACCCGCCAGGCGAACCTCGAGGCGATGCCGGCGCTGGACCTGCTGGTGATCGACGAGGCGCACCACGCCGTCGCCGACAGCTATCGCCGCATCATCGATCGGGCACTGCAGCGGAACCCGAGCTGCCGGATCTATGGTGTCACCGCCACGCCGAACCGCGGCGACAAAGTGGGACTGCGCCAGGTCTTCTCGAACGTCGCCGACCAGATCCGGCTCGGCGAACTGATCGCCTCTGGCCACCTGGTGCCGCCCCGCACCTTCATCATCGATGTCGGGGTGCAGGATGAACTCCGCGCGGTGCGCCGCAGCGGCGATGACTTCGACATGGGCGAGGTCGCCCGCGTCATGGACACCGTGCCGGTCACCGACGCGGTGGTGAAGCACTGGCAGGATAAGGCCGGCGGCCGTCAGACGGTGGCCTTCTGCTCCACCATCGCCCATGCCGAGCACGTCGCAGCCGCCTTCAACGCCGCCGGCGTCCCGACCGTCGTGGTGACCGGCGACATGCCGGACGGCGAGCGGCGCTCCGTCCTGGCCGCCTATGCCCGGGGTGAGGCGCGCATCGTCGTGAATGTCGCGGTGCTGACCGAGGGATGGGATCACCCGCCGACATCCTGCGTCATCCTGCTGCGGCCCAGCTCCTTCAAGTGCACGATGATCCAGATGGTCGGCCGGGGGCTGCGCACCATCGATCCCGCCGAGCATCCCGGCATCGTCAAGCGCGACTGCATCGTGCTGGACTTCGGCACCTCATCGCAGATCCACGGCTGTCTGGAGCAGGATGTCGATCTCGACAGCCAGCCCGGCGAGGGCGAGCCACCCACCAAGACCTGCCCCGCCTGCGAGGCCGAGGTGCCGATCGCGGTGATGGATTGCCCGATCTGCGGCTACGCCTTCGAGCCCCGCGGGCGCGAGACGGCGCCGCTCACCGACTTCATCATGACGGAGATCGATCTGCTCCGCCGCTCCGCCTTCCAATGGTGCGACCTGTTCGGTGACGATGCCGCGCTGCTGGCCAATGGGTTCAACGGCTGGGCGGGCATCTTCTTCCTGAACGGGGCCTGGCACGCGGTCGGCGGCGCCAAGGAGGAGCGACCCCGCCTGCTGTCCATCGGCGAGCGGCTGGTGGCGCTGGCCGCGGCGGATGACTGGCTGAACGCCCACGAGACGGACGAGAGCGCGCACAAGAGCCGGCGCTGGCTGCGGGAGCCGCCGACTGAACGCCAGCTGATCCATCTGCCCCCGGCAGCTCGGGACGATCTCGGCATGACCCGGTACCAGGCCTCGGCGCTGCTGACCTTCAAGTTCAACCGCCAGGCCATCCAGCATCTCGTGCGCAGCGCTCAGCCCGCGGTGCTGGGGCAGGCCGCGTGATCGATGGACCGGTCCCCGGAACCGCCCTGCGCCGTCTGCTCCCGCCCGGCGCGTGGCTTTGGCTGGTTCGACCCGGCGCCGCGGAAGAAGCCGCGGCCCTCGGTCTCCTTCAGCTGCATCGCCTGCCAGGCCTTCTGGTCGCGCTTGGCGGGGAGGTCGTCCGCCATGGTTGACCTCACCGAGCAGGAGAAGGCGGCGATGCGCGCGGCCATGCGCCGCGTCGCGGAGACGATGGCCGAGATCGGCTGGGGCACCCGCTTCCAGGAGCTGAGCGAGGCGCAGGTGCTGACGCTGATCGAGGTCGCCGTCGGCGGCTTCCAGGAGGCGATGCAGGTCATCG